CGACCCGTCCCCCAGCAACGCGGCCTGCTGAACCCCGTTCTGCGCCCAGGTCTGGATCGGGGTCGAGGTGGAGATCCCGAACTGGGTATCCACCGCAAGCCCGGCCGCGCTGGACCCAGAGGACCCGAGCCCCAAGATTCGGGCCGCCAGGGCGTTGGTCAGTTTGAACATCACCTGGCCGGAGATGGTGAACTGAAGGTCCCCCGCAGCGTTCAGGAACCAGCCGGTGGTGTTGTCGGCCGTGAAGGAGTAGGAGGGCGCCCCGACGCTCCCTGAGATCTGCTTGAGCGCCGCGAGCATGAGGCCAGCGCCGTTTCCCTGCCGGGCGAGCGAGTTGGAGATCTCGGTCTGGATGTCCGACAGCATCGCGTTCCACCACGATGCCGTGATGGTCGTCCCGCTGGTGACAGGGTTCCCGGATGGCGGGGTCCAGTTGCCGTTTGAGTCACGGGGCATAGGTGGGTTCCTCTTCCTTGGATCGCTTCTTTCGGAGAAGCGCAGCAGCAAGCGCAGCAGATGCTGTGACAGGGGCCCCGGATTGCATCGCGATGGGGACGGCAGCTCGCAGGAAGGTCGCCAGTTCCGGCGCCGCCTCTGCCGCAGACTGAGCCATCCCCTGGGCACCCATCGCCAGACCGGACCCGAAGTGCCGACCGACCTTCATTGCTGCAGCCAAAGGGAAGTGGCCAGTCATTGCCGCCATGGCAGTGCGCAGATCGAGCACGTTATTTCCGGCATTGGCGATCTTCCCCGACGTGGCGACCCGCTCCCCGATGCTCAACGAGGAGTAGAGGCGATTGAGCTTCTGCCAAGCCGCTCCCTCGGTCCCAGATCCGACCGCCTGCGAGGCCGCATCCACCTTGTTCTCGATCTCGTCGGATAGCGCGTCCCGGAACTTCTTGACGTAACCGGACGCGAATGCGGTGTTCGGATTCTTGCCCATTCGGAACAAGGGTTCATCCACCGCCTGCCTGATCTCGTGGGCGGCCGAGAACGGCACGTTTCCTTGTGCGTCCGAGTGCTGAAGGAGATTGAGGGCCCTCGTCTCCAAGTCGTCCGCCACTGGACCTAGTTCCCGAGATACTCCTCGGAACCGATTCAGGTAGGCGAGCAGAGGCGAGATGCGCCCCCATACGTCCTGGACGTTGAAGTTGACTCGAGGGTCCGCCGACCGGCCGGCAGCGGAGAGTTGCTGATCGAGTTGTGGGAGAACCGATCCTAGCTTCTCGCCGACGTTTTGCCCGGGGATCGCGGCGAGGTCGGGGTGGGCCTTCTCGAGGATCTGCTGGGCGGCTCCATGCTTGAGGTCTTGAATTCGCTCAAGACCTTTAGCCGGCGTAACCAGGGGACTAGCAACCCCGAGATCACGCAAGTCATTGCCAGCTGAAGCGACTCGGTCGACACCGCCGACGATCCCCCTTCCACTCAGCGCACTTCGGATCTCGCCCTTCGTGAGCCCGAGAGCCCGCATCGCATTGAGGCCGATGCTGTCTCGAAGCCACGTCGCCACTGGGGCGGCCGCAGCCTTGATGCCCTCCCCGAGGAGTTGTCCTGCTCCGCCGGCCGCTGTGCCGACAGCAGCGCCGCCCAGTGCATCTGCCGCGGTCCCGCGAAGATCATCAGCCCTCGATTCCCCAGCACCAGCCAGCGCCCCGAACTTCGCTCCAGCAGCTCCGCCTGAGAGTACTCGCGCCCCCAGGTTCTTGCCAGTCCCGCCGGACAGACCAAGCCCGGGAGTTGCCGTCAAGAGGACCCCACCCGCCACGTTCCCGCCGCCATAGGCCCATGGGTGCTGGGTCTTCGCCGCCTCGGTCTCCTTTCGGTTGAGGTCGAGCGCCTCTCGGTACACGTCCCCGAGCGTCGGGTCGCCGAACCGCTCCCTGATGAGGGCTTGTTTCGCGTCTCCTTCGCTCAGTTCCGGATGCTTCAGCTGGTAGGTGTAGACATCGGCATCCGGGACATCGTGGCGAAGCCCCGTGGACATGTGGCCGGCCGCCCCCGCGAGAGCAGCGATCTTGTCGCGCCACCCGGCGGTCGCTCCCTTCTCCACGCCGCGCCATGCGGCGGCTCCCGTCGAGAAAGTCTTGGGCGCCACCTCCTCTGGAGGCGTGGCCCAGGGGTCATCAGCCGGAGGTGTGGCCCAGGGATCAGCCATGGCTCACTCCTTCACCCATGCCTTGCCGGTCCACACGCGCGTCTCTCCGTTGGCGGTTCGGCGCTTCTTGCCGTCAAGTCCCGTGAAGTCTCGGATGGCCGGCGCTGGCGGCGTTGCGGGGCCCTGCGGCAGCGCAGCGCCCTGTCCCGGTGCGCCGGCCGAGGGGGGAGCCGCCGGAGTCTGCGCGCCTTGGACGGCGGCCAGCTTCTTCTTGACCCCGAAGATCTCGTTCGCGACATCCGGCCCGGCGCTCGCAGCGATTGCGTTGTAGGACATGTGCGGCGCCGTGTTGTAGAGCACCTGGAACGACGGCAGCATCTTCTTCTGCTGCTGGGTGATCGCGTCCATCTGGACCTTGCCTTCTCGGTCCACCAGGTTCGCCAACTGCGCGATGAAGGCCTCCTGCTCCAGGCCCTTCGGCTCGTTGATGACCTTCCCGATCCATTCGTTCAGCTTCCCCTTGTACGACTGAGGGGTCAGATTGTGGATCTGCTCCAGGGTGATCCCCGAGCCGCCGGTCAGGATCCGGTTGAGGACGTTCGCGAGCTCGTTCGTCTGGAGTTGGCTCAGGTTGTTGCCGCCCTCAAGGAGTGGCTTCGCGGACAGAACGCCGCGCAGCGTGTTCGCGGCCTGGCCGTAGGCGGACCGGACCTGAAGCCAAGGACTGAGAACCTTGTTGAGGTCCATCATCATCTTGTGGACCTGCTGGCCGCGCTTCGGATCCGCCCTCACGTCGGGGTCTGGAGGAACGTCGGCGAGCGGGTTGTCTTCGGTGGGAGTGCTCGGCGTCCATGCCGTAGCGGCCAGCGCCGGTGCTGTCCCAGGAGCCTGCGGCGCGAGGTTTCCGGTGGGGGCCAAGAGGCCTCGGCCGGTCCGGATACCTGCCACGTTCAGGGCGGCGTTGTTCCGAGCCCCCGCGATGTCCTTCGCGGTCTGAGCTCGGAGGTCCGCCCTCTGCCCCGCCCCCTCCTGCTGCGCGCCGATCTCCTCAAGGCGACCCTGATGCCGAGCACCAATCCCCGCCATCATCGCCTTGGCTCGCTGCTGCGCCACGAGGTTCTGAAGCAGCCCCCGCTCCTCCGTGTTGGCCTGCTGGTTCGCGACCTGGCCCATGTTGGCGATCCCAGGGTTGCCCGAGAATGCGCCCCCGATCATCGCCAGATCCTGATGGGCCTTCAGGCGGTCGGCGAGCGCCTTGGCCTGTTCGTCTGGCAGGATGGCGCCCGGGTCCACGCCGAGCATGCGCGCCATGTAGGCCTGGCGAAGGTAGGCATCCGGATCCTGGGTCGGGTCATCTGCCATGGCTACTTTCCCCAGACGAGGTCGTCGTCCATCTGGTTGAACTGGAGCAACCGGTCTCGCAGAGCCTTGATGCGCGCCTGTGCTGCCGCTCGGGCCATCGGGTCGACCACGCCGTCAGTCAGGAAGTCACCCTCCTGCCCGGCCCCGGCGCCGGTCGATTGCTGCCCTTCGGGGCCCAGCATCGACATGATGCCGTCTTCCGACTGGTCCACGAACTGCGATCCGCCCGGCGGCTGGTCGCCGACTCCGGGCGGCGTCGGCGGGGTCTGTGGCGGCGGGGGCGGCGTGTAGTCGGGAGCGGGCCCCGGAGAGCCGCCCCGGCTGCCCTGGAGCCTCATGTAGGCCTTCAGGAGCGCCGAGGTGCCTGCCGGCTCCTGCCCGATCATCTGGTTTGCCTGGCGCTGCTCGAGGCCTCCCCGGATGCCTCCCAGCAGCCCCGACAGGACGCCCGGCATATACTCGGAAGGCGTACTCGCGACGAAGATCCCGTTCCGAACGGTGCGGCCCTCCGGCACCTGGGTGGCCCGGTGGCGTAGGCCGGCGGACTCCTGCTGCTGCATCAGGAGTTGCTTCAGCTTCTGAGGGACGACCGACGACTGCTGGATCGCATCCCACTCTTCAGGGGTCAGTTCGCTGTATAGGTCATCTGCCACGGTTCACCTCATCCCATCATCCCGAAGAGAAGCGGGGCGGCGTACCCGAGTCCGGTGCTCAAGCTGCCCCACGCCCCGTTGTTCTGGCTCTGCTGCTGGGCCTGCTGGATCGAGAACTGGTCAAGGCCCTGCTGGTAGACGTTGTTGGCCGCGCCGGTGAGATTGACTGGGGATCCCGTGTTGAAGGAAGGCGTGGACGGCATCCCAACCTGCTGGCCGGTGAGGAGGGCGTTCATCTCGTTCAGAGGCATGTTGCGCTGCTGCATCGCCTCCTGAAGGGCCTCCTGGCGGGTCCCCATCCCCATTCCATAAAGCTGCTGAGCCGCCTGCGCGCCAGACCCGATGGCGTTGTTCATCGCTGTCTGGTAGGCGTCCGTCTTCTGCCGATTGAACGCATCCATTGCGTTCTGGTAGCCCTTATCTCCCTCCCGGAACCCCATCGAGTAGAGTTGGTCCCGCTGCTGGTCTGCCGCCTGCTGCCACTGCGGATCGAGCCGGGAAGTGGACTGTCCGTAGGCCGCGTTGATGGCCTGGTTCCTGGTGGCATTCGCATCGGGAAGCGCTGGTAGGGACGAGTAGTCGAAGGGGTTCTGATACTGCTGCTGTGCCTGCCCCATTAGCCCCGAGGCAAACTGTGAGCGTTGCATCCCCAACTGCTGTTGAGCCTGGAGAGCCGCCTGAGAATCGGGCGACAACCCGACGTTCATGGTCCACTGGCCGTCAGGGCCTGCGGTCCACGTCTCGCTTCCAAATGGCGTGTTGATGTTCGGCCGGTTGACCAGCGTATTTTGCTGGGCCTGCTGCTGGGCCAACTTTTGCTGATCTTCGTACGTCTGCGGAATCGTCTGAAGGCCGAGCGTAGAAGTGGCCTTCTGGTAGTCCGAATACGACATCTGCCCGGACGTGTACCGCTGGTTCAGATCGTTCTGGGCCTGGTTCTGAGCCGTATCGCTGAGGACCTCTCCCTGGATCGGAGACAGTCCGTATTGCTGAGCGTACTTGTTGTAGGTGTCGAGATTGAAGCCCATCAGAGCACTCCTCCGGTCTCCCAGAAGACCTGAGCCCCGGCGATGACGGTTCTGGACTGGCTGTGCCCCGACATCCGGATCGCGATGTGGCTGCCCACTCCCGCAGTGCCCAGGTTGTCGCCCGCGATGCCGACACCGGAGCCCCAGGTGGCGGTATCCCACTTCCCGGAGTCCCAGAAGGAGCCAGACGAGATCTGCTGGTACTCCGACAGGGTGGCGTCCGAGATGTCGAAGTTGTAGACCGCGTCAACCCCGTAGGACGGCGCGTCTCCCTGGGTCATGAAGTCGGGCGAGATGAGCCTGACGATTTTCCGGCGCGAAGAATCCATCTCCGAGAAGGCGCTGATGTACTTCCAGGCCACGGGCGACGCCCCCGACCCGTCCGAATGCATCCCGTCAACGTAGTTGATCGACTGGCACACCCTGCCATCCGAGGTCCCGAAGTAGAAGCCACCCTTCCAGGACTCAGCGCACGTTGCTGGGAAGTTCGTGATACGGCTCCAACCCTTGGCCCCGTGAAGAGACATCGCCCAGTGAAAACCGAGCCCAGACGGCTGTAGGATCATCAGGCAGGCGTCGACGGGGTTGACTCGCACGTCCCAACCGCGTTGTGTCGAGTACCCCGAGAGCGCCACGTTGAGCAGCGGGGCGATCTTCCTGGAGGCGTACAGCGACGGGTCCAGCTTCTCCCCGCCATGGATGAGGTGAGAGAGCGGGAGAAGCCCCAGCGACGAGAGGATGAGAAGGTCCCCGCCAACATCCGTCGCGATGTGGCGAACCCCGGTCGGAACCTGGCCCACGTACCAGGTCCCCGAGATGGCAAACGAGGAGACGTAGGAAGGGTCCGAGCCCTGGTAGATGAGCACGTCACCCGCGCTCGAGATGGCCACCACGCACGAATCCGGTCCGAACCCGGCGGACATCGTCCAGTCCCAGATCCCGACGAGATAGCCGCCGTACCGAAACTTGGGGCCAAAATCGAACATCGTGGCCCCGGTGGAGTTGTCGGTCGGAACTCCCACCGGGAGATACCAGGACCTAGTGGAGTCCTTCTCGGTGAAAAAGAGCCGGTTCTTCCAAGCACAGACGTGGCAGAGGAGCGCCGGGTTGACGCCCTTGAGCTGCCCCGCCCCGGTACCCTGGACCACTGCGGCCCATGTGTCCGCGTTCTCGTCGTAGAGGATGTATCCATTCTCCTCGTCCGTGTAGGCGATGAACTTGTCGGCCGGCGTGGTGGTGGTGACGAAGGTCCCGTACCCGCTCTTCGATGACTGCGTCCCGAACGAGTAGACGAGGGTGGCCACCGTAGTTATGGAGTAGATCCCCACGGTGGTGGTCGCGAAGAGACGGTCCTTCGAGCCGTCCGCCTTGCTCCCCATGTACGGGATGATCTGCCGGATCCCGACTCCGCCGCCGATGCCGGCGACAACCTCTTTCCAGCCATGCCGTGGAACCAGCCCGAACTCCCCTCTGAGCAGGTTCTCCATCACCATCGCGTCGTCCTTGGTGAGGTCGGTCACCTTGTCGGCGACGTTGATCCCCTCGGGCGGCGCGAGATGGATGCTATGGATGCGCTCCGGTCTGGCGCGGGCGGCGGATCGCTTGAGCACCTAGCGGGCCCCTCCGAAGCCGGTGATGGGCAGGTTGCTGCCGTCGATGAGGCGATCTCGGATGACGCGGCTCACGATGGACAGGCGCGGCGCAGAAGAGAGGTTACCCTTCACGCGCTCGAGGGTCTTGTCGTAGTCCTCCTGTGCCGATGCGGTATCGAAGCCGGCGTCCTTCTTCCAGGCAAGCTTGAGCGCCCGGACTACCAGAAGGTGGTCGAATAGGACTTGGTCCGAAGAAGCGGTAGGAAGATCGACCTGAGTAGTTGGTCCGAAGTTCTGGGTCTGGTAGATCGAGTACGACCACGTATCCCCAGCGACTACGGCTCCCGGAGAGAGTGTCGCAGCCGTACCCGTCTGAGAAGCCCCAAGAAGAATAGGTCCAGGAGTATTCCTGTATAGGTAAGTGTTGCCGAACAACGATCCTGCATGAGAAATCGAGACATACACCGGGTTGTTTGGATCCGACACGGACGCAGTGGCGGAGATTTCGAGGTCGAGGGATGATGCCGGTCCGGACCCATACTTCGAGACCGTCATTGATGCCACGCCGGTCCCCGAGAAGCTCACCAGGTAGCCGGCGGGGTCCACGAAGTTCTTCTGGGCCCAAGCCCGAGATCTATACTCGAACGCGATCACTGTCCCGGCCGCCGGCGCCGGGAATATCCTGAAGGCATCGACGTAGGCTCCGCCTACTCCCTGAACAGCCCCATTCCGAAATACGACATTGAACACCACGCCGACCCCGGAGGCCTTCAGGAACTGCCATTCCTGTGGCGACAGCGGTCCACCAATGGGGAACCGAGTGGAGCGGTTCCAGCCGGACTGATCGACCATTTCCAGGAAGTCGGACGGAAGGGCGTAGTCCGAAACGCTTGCCGCCGTCGTGACCGAGAACTCCCTGATCAACTGCGGCCACTGGTGCTCCATCGCGAGATCCGTTCCAATGGAGCCGAGCATCGCCACGAACTTCTGATCCTCCTTCATCTGCGAGACGAATGGGTCCGACGAGACGGCGAGACCGATCTCTCGCTGTGCTTGCTGGATGATCTGCCCCGCCGTCCAGTAGGTCCCCATGGGCTACTTCTCCCGCTTGGCCAGGATCCCCTCGAGCTGCTTGACCCGCTCGCGTAGTCCCTCGGGGTCGGAGTTTCGCTGCGCGAGAGCAGCCTCCATCTGCTTCATGCGCTCCCGCATGTTCTCGGCTTCCGCGTCCCGCTTCTTGAGCTCGGATTGCAGGCGCTCCATCGGGGCGTTGGACTTCGCCGCCTCGAGGAAGAGACGAGCTTTTGCCCGGAGGTCGGAGAGCGGGCCGATCTTCTGGGCATTCCCGTCTGGCATGTCGGCGAGTTGCTCCACCGTGTGGACGGAAAAGAACTTGAGCTCTTCGATCTGAGCCGCGGAGATGGTGGGCCATGCGGAGAGCGGGGTCCCCACCGTCGCGTTCTCGCCGCACTCCTTGAACTTCGCGTACCGGGCTGCGAACCGACGCCGGTCGCCATCCCACACCGGCCGGTCCACCATGTCACGGTCCCCTGGCGCAATGATGCGGACGAACTCCACCGGCTTGAAGATGGGGCGCCCGGCCTTGGCGGACTCCTCTTCGTCCTTCACTGGCTGCATGCGAAACGTGACGTTGAGGACCCGGTCCATCTGGGCTTCCTGGTTGTTCGGATCCGCCAGGTCGGTGAAGCTGCCGTAGTCAGCTTGGAGGCTCATGCACCCTCGCACCCCCGCCGAGAAAGGACCCTGGGCGCCCGGAACCGCTGCGAGGGCGGGGCGGGGACTTCCCGGGCGCCCAGGGGTGAAACGACTACGCCACCGTGCCGTTCATCATCGGCCAGTACAAGTCGAACGTCGCCTGACCGTTCGCCACCGCCACCTTGCAGATGGCGCTGTTGATGCCGGTGCCTGCGGCCGAGGTCGTGGTAGCAGCGCCTGCAGCCAGCATGTACAGCGTGGAGTTGATCGCGCACGTCGCGTTGGCCTTGCCGTTCGTGTGGACACCGCGCAGCATGACCCAGCCATAGGTCGGGGTGGCGACGTTCAGGGCGTGGCTCCCCATCGCGATCCCGACTGACGCGCGCGTGGTTGTCGTCGCCTGGGTCCCGGTCATGGAGTACCGTTCAACCGCGATCCAGTCACCCGCCACGATCGCAGTGCTGCCGGTGAACTTCACGTACATGAACTCGCCACGTCCGTAGTTCGGATCGGAACCGACCAGGATGGTGCCGAGATCCATCGCCTGCACGGCATCCGAGACCGTGAGATTCGAGATCCCGCCGACGAGAACCCAGGTACAGGCGTTGTCGGTGAGGTACTGCGGCGAGGGCCCATTGCCAGTGGCCGCACCCGCGCCACCAGCGACGGTCGAGAACAGGAAGGCCCCACACTGGACCTTGTCCCCGGCCGCCCACGTCTGGCTGACCGCCCACTGCTTGACGCCGACGATCGGAAGCCGAGTTGGGCCCGGACCTGGCGCGCCAATCTGTCCCGAGTCAACGAGCTGGTAGTTGATAGCAGGCATGCGTTTTCCCTTTCCTGGCGCCCGTTAGTTGCTGACGAGCACGCCTTGAAGCATGAAGTTGGAGATGGTCATGTTGCCCGCCCAGCCCTCGATCACCACCTCGGCGTCCTGGTTGATCGAGTAGCGCTTGTTGGGCGTGATGGGGACGAAGTTCCGCTCCTTGTGGGACTTGAAGTAGAGGTAGTCCGTGTTGAGGAAGTAGCAGTACTTCGTCGGGCAGAAGCCGCCGATGCCGCCGTCGAGGACCACGTCCGCCGTCTGGTACTTGATGACGCTGAACCCGGCGTCGGCCTCCTTCGCGTCGTAGAACCGCTGGAGCGGCTGCTGGGCAGCCTGATAGGCGCTCCACCAGATCGCGTCCACCACGATCAGGTTCGGCTTGTCGCCGCCGCGCACGAGGTTCGCCCACGCCGTGTTGAAGTACCCCATGATGTTCGCAGCGGTAACCGCCGTCAGACCGGTCGCCGCGTAGTTGCGCGCGAACGCCCAGACTGAGCGGTCGATGCCGCCGACGATGCCGGAGGTCGGAGACGAGGAGACGAGCGAGAGCAGGCCGGTGATCTGCTTGCCGCCGTAGCCCGTGCCATCGGAGTAGATGGCCGCGCACATGTTGTTCCGGAGGGTGGACTCGGCGACCTTGATCCGGCTCTCGAGCAGATCGATCCGCTGCTCGGGTCCGGAGTTCTGGAGGAGCTCCAGGCCGCTGGCGATGACCGCGACCGCCGCCTGCTTGATGGGGAACTGCGCGGCGCTGATGACATCGGACGCCTGCACGGGCAGCAGGTCATAGCCCGAGTACCAGGCGAAGTTCCCGTTCTCGGCGAAGGAGAGCGGCTCGAGGATCTGAGAGCCGCCCCCGAACGTCTTGGCGCCGCCCTTCTTCTTGATCCAGTTCAGGACCGCGTTGTTCTTGGTGACGTTGTCAGAGACCGTGGGAGATCGACGCTCGATGGTGGTGGCGAGCACATCCGTGATCGAACCACCCTGAGCAAAAGTTCCAGGGAAAGCCATTGGGGCCTCACGAGAAGCAGAAAGGGAAAGATCACAACTTCGTCAAGGCGGACCGAAATCGGGGCCTTCCGTGCTTCTCGCGAGCCGCACTTCGCGGGGCGAGCTTACCGGCGCATCGAACTGCTGTACGCCTGCTCCAACACCGCCCGGAGATCCGATGGATCCGCCGAGCCTGTTCTTGCCGTCGGGTTCGGTCTCACCGAAGAGCCGGCGGCCGCTGCTTGGGCCACGTTCGAGTTTGCTGCCGTGGCCTGCTCCGCGCTCCGACGCTGCTGGACGATCTTGCGGATCTCCGGATGCGCGTTACAAGCCACATCGTAGGCGGTTTCGAGATCCGAGGCAAGGCCTGCGTCGATGATCTTCCCCATCGACTCCTTGACGTCCTCGAAGAACTCGTTTTTCGGGTCATTCGCGAAGTTCTGGATCTGCCGGTCCGCCGACGCCGCGAGCGCCTGCTGCTGCGTCTGCTGTTGCTGTTGGAGGAGTTGCAGGACTTTGTCCACCCGAGGGTCCTGGTATGGCTGCGGCGCCGATGTGGGAGCGGGTGTGCCATCCAGGGCCGCCGCCAAGGCCTCCACCGGGATGGAATGGGCGCGGATCAGGTCGGCCACCGCCCTGGCTTTGGTCACCGGATCGGACGTTCTGAGCGTGTAGGCGGTCGCCAGGGCCGATTCCAGGGCCCGGAGAGGGTTCGACCCGCCGGCTCGAAGGAAGGCCTCGTACGGGGCCACGGCATGCTGTACGTCCTCGCCCAGCTTCCGGAGACTGGCGTGCTCGTTCAGCTTGGTCCGGAGTTCGGTCTCGCGCCGCACGAAGGCTCGCTGGATCTCCGGCGGGGCCTTCCCCCAGAACTCGCGCTCGGCCGGCGAAAGTGAGGCCGGGGGCCGGACGGCGGGGGCGGCCGGGACCGGTGCGGACTGGCT